ACAACAATCCCGGATACAGAAGATGCAGAAAATCAAGTTAGATATGCCGTGAATTATCATTTACAGCCGACATCGCAAGTGCGGGAGGGCAATGACAATGTGATGTATCGAACGTACAGATTACTTCGTGGCAGCCATCTGTACAACACAGAGGAAATGGCAAGGCTGATAGGCGGAATGATTACCATGTGTAAGGAAGCGGGTATTCCGGATAGAGAAATCGCCACACCAGAAGAAAAGAGACTCCTGAAAGAAAGGTATGGTGTGGATGTCTAAGAAATTGTGGAGCGTGTTCACAGATGATATGGATCATTGTTATTTTACCGGCACGCCATATTGCCATCGGCATCATATATTTTACGGCCCGTATAGATCAATGTCTGAGAAATACGGGTTCGTAATACCAATAGCTTACTACTTACATGAGAATTATCCGGACAGTGTTCATCAGAACCCGAATAAGGGCATTGATCTGGAATTGAAGCAAATGGCTCAAAAGTATTTCGAGGAACATTACGGGACAAGGGAAGAGTTTAGAGAAATCTTCGGGAAGAGTAGGTTGTAACTTATTAACATAGATTCCCTGGCATTGTAACCAAGAAATGTAACGCATAAGCACTCACCCAGTGTTATTTATTGCACAAGATGTTGTATCACGGCCAGAGAGCCAGGCTCTGGCGGAAAGGAGCAGCATGGAAGGACAGATAGAATTAGAGGATTATCTCCGGTCATTGAACTGTGAGGGATTTGACATTTGTGATTATATTCCGGAAGGACGGGCTAATGCAGTCACAAGATATGAGCTGTGTATGAAGACTGGATTCAGGGACCGTCAGGTAAGAGATTTGATTCATTATGCAAGGCGTGACGGATCTATCTTGAATCTATCGGATGGAAAGGGATATTTCAGACCTGATCTGGATGATCCGGTGGAAAGAGGAATGCTTGCAGCATATGTCAGGCAGGAAGAAAGCAGAAGAGATTCCATAGATTGGTCTCTGAATGGAGCTATAAAAGATTGTAAAGAAAACGGCATAGATTGGAGGACATAATAAATGAATTCAAACCAGAAGGGAAAGAAAGGTGAGCGTGAGCTTGCTGCAATACTCAAAAGCTACGGATATGAGGACAGCCGGAGAGGTCAACAGTATTGTGGATCTAATGGTGACGCAGATGTAGTTGGTCTTCCGGGGATTCATATTGAATGCAAGAGAGTAGAAAAGCTGAATATCTATGATGCCGTGGAACAGTCAAAGAATGATGCAAGAACAGGTGAAATGCCGGTTGTTATGCATCGGAAGAATAGAAAAGGGTGGCTGGTTACTATGTCACTGGATGATTGGATGAAGCTGTATGAACGGTAATTATATTAAAGTCAGTCGGTCATTGCTGGACTGGTGCTGGTATCACGATGTTAATACCTGCCGGTTGTTTATACATATGTTACTCCGGGTGAATTGGAAAAGAGGTTACTTTGGAGAAGAAGTAATTGAAAGAGGAAGCTTTGTTTCTTCGATATCTAAGTTATCTGCAGAGACTGGATTGAGTGAAAGAGAGGTTCGCACAGCACTGGAACACCTTAAGAAGACAGGCGAAGTGACATGCAACCGACACGCAAAATATAGCGTATATACAGTGGTTAATTACTGTAAGTACCAATCGAGTGACAGGCAAAATGACACAGAGAACGACATGGAAAACGACACACGAAGTGACACGTCTGTTGACAATCTATCGACAGGCAATCGACACGCAATAGAAGAAAAGAAAGAAGGAAAGAATAAAAGAATTAATAATACAGGGCGGTTTGAACCGCCAGATGTGGAAACGGTCCGAGCGTATTGCCAGGAACGTGGGAACAAAGTAGATCCGCAAGCTTTTGTTGATTTTTATGAATCCAAAGGCTGGATGGTAGGGAAAAACAAAATGAAGAACTGGAAAGCAGCAGTGCGTACCTGGGAGAAAGAAGACCAGAGGAGAAGCCAGACAAGGAAGGAAGAGACCGCCAAACGTGGCAGCACTGGGTTTAACAATTTCACTGGCCGTGATTATGACATGGACCAGATGGAAAGAGCGCTTTTAGGAATTCCGGGAGGTGGGAATCATGCGGATTAAGCAGATCAATCCAAGAGGATGGTATGACATTCCGGGATATGACGGGAAGTACCAGATCAATTATTTCGGCAATGTTCGTAGGGCACTGAAACGTGGGTACAAAGCGCTGCACCCATATATCAAGACTACGAACGGTCGAAGGGTTGTGAAATTGAACTGCAAGGAACAGGTTATCATGAAGCTGATGCAGATCACATTTATCGGTGAATTGCCTCCGGGAATGGTAACTTATCACAAGAACGGGATTATCACAGACGATGCATTGAATAACATCGGAATCATTACCAGAAGTGAACTTGGTAAGTTAACTGGCAGAGGCAACGGCTGTGAAACTTCGGTCGTGAAGATCAGTGAAGAAGGACAGATCGTTGATTTCTACAGATCGGTAAGAGAGGCCGGCAGGAAGAACCATATGTCATATCAAACGATTTTGGACCGGATCAACGGGAAAGTGAAGAGCTTATATGCGCCGGATGGCTATGTGTACTGCAAGGACAATGCCAGAGAGATCAATAAGGCGGTCCGGAGGATAGAGCTGGACAACAGAGAAGATTGCAGTGTGAATTTCAAAAGGGCGCCGGATGTTGTGTTTGATTTTTAGAAAAAATCAGAATCAAGAAAGGAATAGGTGATTAACATGAATAAAATTAATTTACAGGAAATCGTAGGCGGTCAGCTTCAGGCAAAGTTTGAACGTTCGTTTGAGAAGGTTATTGAAAATCTTCAGGATCCAAATACATCGTTCAAAGTGAAAAGAGGAATCACGATTAAGCTTGATTTTACACAGAATGAAGACCGTGACGATGTATCCGTATCAGTGATGATTTCTGAAAAACTTGCACCACAGCAGGATATGAACACCAAGTTTTATATTGGTAAGGACCTTAAGACAGAAGAAGTATTTGCCGAAGAATACGGAAAACAGGTTCGTGGTCAGATGAATTTTAATGATGTGATTGAGAGAGAGCAGAAAGCTCAGGAACAGATTATTGATGGCAAAACGGTGGATACAGAAACCGGAGAAGTTAAAGAAAGTAACAATGATGATAAAATCTATGATTTTAGAAAGGCTGCTGCACAATAAGCAGGAAGGTGAAAGATTATGTTAAGAGAAGCATTAGAGTACATTGTAGGACTTGGAGAGTCAAAACAACATGAGATTAATGGAAGTATATATTCAGACAAAGAATTATACAGGGTGGATACATATTTTCCAAAAGCTATAGCTATTGAACTGAATACACTGACAGGATTAGTCGATTACATCAAAAGCAGTATTGATGAAATGCCAGGAAAAATGATTGTAGATGTAAAGGATCCTGAAACAGTAAGATTGTATTCGCAGCTTGATCCTAACCGTGATCGTGAAACGTTGGTTATCGTGAGAGCGAGAGTTCCTGAATTTTATTTTAACCGTTTTATTAATCAGGAAGAGTTTTGCATCAATATGCAGTCTAAGTTTATCGATGATACGGTGACTGATAGAGCGTTACTGTTAAAGTTTGCTGGAACCGTAGAGTCTGGAACATTGGCTGAGTATGGCGATGATGGTGTGACACAGAAAGCAACAGTTAAAACGGGTATTGCATCCAAGGGGGATGCAATTGTTCCAAATCCGGTAAAACTGAAACCGTATAGAACGTTCCTTGAAGTAGATCAGCCGGCATCAGAATTCGTTTTCAGAATGAAACAGGACAAGTATGATGGTGTTTTATGTGCCCTTTTCGAAGCTGATGGAGGAGCATGGAAGATGGAAGCAACAGAGCGCATTAAGAAATATTTGGAGTCCGAACTTAAAGAATATGATAATTTTACGGTTATTTCGTAGATAATATCCCCTTGCTGGTAGGCGGTTAAACCAGCAATCATTAAAAGAAAAGCAGGAGAAAACGATGGCGATAATACGTAATGTCCGCGGCGGGACGGTTGGACTGAATGAAGAAGACCGGTTGATGATCGCAAGGCTGTTGGTGAAGGCGGGCTATGCGGTTAAGATCGGATACAGGACGATTCCAGGTAATGCGAAGGGAAAGAAAGAATACATAGTTGAATACTGGGAGGAGAAAGAGAAAAGAATAGAAATGTAGAATGGTGTCGAACCTTGACAATTGAATATTGATGGTTGGAGTGGTATAATTTCCATATCAAATAGGCGGGAGGAAATACTATGCAAAAGAGGGAATGGTACAATTTCATTAATGACCAATTAAATGAAAAATTCACATTAATTGAAGAAATAGATAAAGAATTATTAAATCTTCAAAATATGAATTACGATTTTGCTGCATCTGGAAAAATAGAAGGAGAATCTATACGAATACAAGTAGATGATGAAAATTTCGATGATGACATAGTTATCGACAGAAAAGAAGTGTATCTGCAATGCGTATCAAATGATTTGACACCGGAAGAGGCAATAAAGAAAATCATTGAAATGAAAATTAAAGAGAAATAGAAAGAAATTATTCTTACCAACCATCAATATTCGGTGGTTGGTATTTTTATGCTTAAAAATAGGCGAAAGGATGAAAATGAAGGATGTGGAGGAATAGATCATGGAGAGATTAACACATAAAAGAGAGAACGGTATAAAGCGAGGGTACTGGTCCCCGAATAAGAAACAGGAGCTGGTGGATAGACTGGCGATGTATGAGGACAGGGAGGAGAATGATGATTTCGGCAAGTGGATTCCATGCAGTGAGAGATTACCAAAAGATAGACAGATTGTGGTAGCTGATATTGAATGCAGCATTGAGGACAGAATGTGCATATTTGCCTATTTTAAAATCGTTGATCACATGGAGCACTGGATAAATGCCAATACGGGCTTTCCTGTTTTAGCCAATGTTGTTCAGTGGACACCATTGCCGGAGCCATACAGGGAGGAACAATGAAGATAATAATATTCATCATTATCGCCTGCACGCTCTTTGTTGCTTGGAGCTTATGCATTGTAGGAGCAAGTGCAGATGAACAATTGGAAATGATATATGCCAAGGATTTGGAGAGAAAGGAGAATAGCATGGATAATACATATGCACCAACGGAAAATAAAGAACAGGAAAAGATAAAGGTAGAGAGCCTTGATACCATAGTGACTATGCACGGAGACAAGCCATATTACGAAAATAAGTATAGAGAAGTGGGTGATAAATGCTATCACATTGGATATAGTTCTTATTATTTGGACGTTGCTCTTGAATATAGAAAGAAATATTTTGAGGTAGTAGAAAGAGAAAGTGACTGGATTCCATGCAGTGAACGGATACCTGAAGAGCCAAAAGAAAATCCGGTGTTTGATGGAAAATGTCTTGAAGTGTATTTGGTAACGACAAAATACGGAAGTAGCGACCAAGACAAAGTATATCCATTTAGAGCTTTTTGGAATGGAATTAATTTCACGGATGGATGGCGAATTTTGGATGTAATAGCGTGGATGCCGTTGCCGGAACCGTATAAGGAGAAAACAGAATGACAAATAGGGAATATATGATAAATCTATTGCTGGACGGTTTGGAATCACGCTTGAACCGAGTAAGCATTGATGATGGTGGTGCAAGCGAAGAAGCTATGATTTATTACAACATAAATTGTCCATATTATGCAGGTGATAAAAGAGCATATTGCCGAAAAGAAGGTAGTCTAGTATCAAGTAGAGAGATATGCGTAGATTGTAAAGCACATTGGCTTGAACAGGAAGTTGATGAATAAAAACAAAACGACGAAGGAGCTGAGAAATGATTGAACAGAGGAAGAGACAGAAGACAGGTAAAGCTGGATGATCAGCAACACTATAAGGAGCTGGAAGAAAGCCATGATGCGAAGGCAAGTGAGAAATTCCATACACCAGCTTATCAGAGTTATTCGGTGGAGGATTACTTGCGGAAGATGGGAGTAGACATAACGAAGGGAGTAGATGCCGGTGGAGCAGAGACTGGAAGAAAACAATATCAAGAATGAGAATAACCGGAAGAAAGAATATCTGAGAGGATACAGATCCAGTAGAAGACGTATCAACCGTATTGATGATGAAATTATCGAACTGAAAGAATTGGCTGCATCAGTGAAAGCAATTGATTATTCAGGTATGCCGCATGGTAGTGGAAACCAGAAAGATTTATCTGATGAACTGGCAAGGATTGACTCATTGGCGGAAAAGCTTGGAAAAGAAAAGGAAAGCTGCATAGAAACCTATATATCCATTGAAAAACAAATGAAAGAAGTGAAGAATGAAGACGAGAACGATGTGCTTTTTTACCGATATGTGAAAGGTCTTCGCTTTTGGGAAATTGCAGAAATAATGGGATACAGTGAGCAATGGATACATAAATTGCATGGGCGAGCATTGGGGCATTTAAAGCTTCCAACATGATTTATCTTAATTTGTTGGTGTTTATTGAAGTTTAGTATGCAAGTCTGATATGCTTATACTGAACTTAGTGAAAAGACAGATTTCCACGTTGAGTTCACTTCCTCAAGAAGTATATACAAAACCTAGAAGGAACGGCTTGGCAACAAGTCGTTCTTTTGTTGCATAATGTCAAATTTTGGGATATTATGAAGGTAGGATTTTGTATGTACGGAGGTAGTAAAATGATTACTATTGCGAATTGTTTAGTAGATGATTATATTCATTCATTGAAGTTAAAAAATTTTTGCTTAGATCATGGAATGAATGTAAGTGAAAATAAAGCAGATTTATTAAAGAAAGTTATTGAATTTGCAGGAGAGGATAAAGATAGCGAAAAATATATAGAGACATATAATTGGTTTTTAAAAACAATTAAGTCTGGAAGTAAAGAATTTTGTATAAAAAGAGTATATATTCCAGAAGAAAGTATTGAAAATTTAGATCAAATTATTATAGGAAAATATAAACAATGTTCACAAAGTGATATATTAGCTTTTAAAAATACAGAGAGCTTTTCTTTAGTGAATTATCATGTTGAAAATAATGGACAAGGAAGTGCATCAAAAGTTTCTTTTGTCTTCTCAAAGTTAGTTTTAGAAGGGGAGAAGGAACATGAGCGTGGAAACAGGATTATTTATCCAATATATATTGATTTGTATATAGAGGAAGGTTTTTTTGTAGGTAGATATAAACCTAAAACAACGATTTATAATTGTAGTGAAAATGACATAATATATAAGGAAAATCGTTTTAAACCATTTGATACAACTGTAGAGTTAATAGAAAACCTGGAAAAGCTTTTGAAAACGGAGGGAATGGATATTGATCCGGGACAAAAATTTGGAAAGATGATGTATAAGTTATATCAGAAATACTCATTTACTCCAACAGATATACAAAAGCAAATTGATACATTAAAGGAATCACGAGATGACTTTGTGAATAATGTTTTTGATGTACTGGGGTTGAAAGTATATAATAAACAAAAAGCAAAAATGGATTTAGATATATTTTTAGAAAAATTTATTTCTATTAATGGAGATCGAGAAAAAATATTTACAGAAGATAGAGATGCGTATTTGATTAAGATATCATCTGATGACATTTTACAGATGACTAGGATTGATACGGCATCAACAGGAAAAAGGCCTTTGCAGTGTAGTGAAACGTTTTTTGATGGAAAAAAGTCAATCTTAAATACAAAAGAATGTAAAAATTTGCATCTATGTTACAATAGAAGAAAAGGCTATTTGGGATCTTTTACAGTACAATTTTCCATTAATAAGGGATGGGGAGTAATAAAAACCTATTATTTTCCAGAGGAGGATGACATACAAAATGTTTTACAAACAGTTTTTGAAAATTATTGATACTTTGGACGAATCCTTTGTTGAGGAATTTGATTTTTGGCTTGCTACTTTGCCAGAAAGATTAGCAAAAACTATTTCGGTATCGGCAATCGCCTCCCGGTTTGAGGTAAAATATAGTACAGCAAATGCTATTGTAAATTTTTCAGAGAAGGAAGGTATCTTAAGAAAAAGATACTTAGTTATATGCGGTAATGAAGAATGCCAATTTTTTTATGGCGATTTTGAGGCAGATGAACTTGTAAAAATAATGGGGAAAAAAGTATATTGCCATAATTGTAGCAAAGAATTTAAAGTATCTTATGAAAATGTTTTAATTGTATATGCAAAAGTGAAAGAGCCCAATATTCCAGAAGAGAAACTTGAAGAAGAAATCATGAAACGTATAGGCAATACGGAAAAAAATGAATCGTATGGAAATTTTAGTATAGCTGATTCATTGGCTAAAAATATAGATGAAGTATACGAATTATATTACAAACCAAATGAATCGGCATATAAGCAATTAAGACAATTGAAAGAAGCTCTTGATGGTCCATTTACAACAACAAAAGAGAAAGGGGATGCGTTGGAACGGTTGGTATTATTCCTATTTCAACAAATAAGAAATGTAACAGCAACGAATAAAGTTAGAACATATACCAATCAATTTGATTGCACAGTTTGCTTTGGTGAATATTCTAGTTCATTTCCTAGTATAATGAAATATATGTCGCCGTATTTTATAATAGAATGCAAGAATGAAACAACAAGTAAAGGAAGGGGAAAAACACCTTCAAATACATATTTTCATAAATTATCAGGAATCATGGATTCTAATAATGCAAAGATAGGAATAATAGTTTCTAGAGGAGAACCAAGTAAGGAGGATATGATAATAGCACATGACGAATTCCTGTTGCATAAAAATACGAATTGTCAAAAATTTTTGTTGTCTTTTTCTGAAATAGATTTAGAAGAATTAATTGATAAAAAGAAAAATTTATTAAGATATATGAATTACAAAATGAATAAGTTAACAATGAATGCTAACAATGCAAGCTATGACTTGTTAGAACAATGATTAATCACAAGGCACCCTCCGGGGTGCTTTTCTAATGCAAAAACAAAAACGAAATGAATGAGGGGTGGTGAGGCGTGGCAAGAGCACCCGATCAGAGGGCTATTGAAGCGAAAGAATTATATGACAAAGGGCTGAAATTAATTGAGATTGCTAAGGAACTGGATGTTCCGGTTGGGACAGTCCGGAGCTGGAAGAACAGACAGTGCTGGGATAATGCAACGTTGCAAAAGAAAAAACGCAACGTTGCGAAAAAAAGAGGCGGTCAGCCAGGGAACAAAAATGCCAAAGGGCATGGCGGGACAGGGCCGCCGGGAAACAAGAATGCAGTTAAGACAGGAGAGTTCGAAACTCTCTTTTTTGATACCCTGAATCCGGAAGAACTGCAGCTGGCCGAGACGATTGGGCTCGACAAAGAGCAACTGCTTTTACAAGAAATACAGCTACTTACGGTTCGTGAATACCGCATGTTGCACCGAATAGAAGCATTGAAAAATGCTGAAACACAGCAAAACGAGGATGAGAAGTCGCCACCGGGAATGACGGTAGTAAAATACACCGATGGACTGGAAAAAGGAGACTGTACAGAACTAAAAGAATATGCCGGAATACTTGGCCAAATCCAGCAGATAGAAGATGCACTCACGAGGGTACAGGCCAAGAAACAGAAGGCAATCGAAGCTATCCATAAGTTTGGCTACGATGATGCCAAGTTAGAACTTGCTACGATGCAGTTAGAACTCCAGATCATGAAACAGGATGGAGGATCGCATGAAACAGCGGACGACGGATTCATGGATGCCATGAACGCTACAGCTTCAGAAGTTTGGGGTGATCAGGATGTATGAAAAGATCACAAATCTGAAGAAAAAGATCCAAGATATGAAGAAAAGCCGTCTGCAGACAGTATATAACCAAATATTCAAGTTCAAACCGTTCTCAAAAAAGCAGAAACAGGTGCTGACATGGTGGTGTGCGACGTCGCCCGTAAAAGATTACGATGGGATTATAGCAGATGGAGCTATTCGATCGGGAAAGACAGTATGTATGTCGCTATCCTACGTGATGTGGGCGATGGAAACGTTCAACGGACAGAATTTCGCCATGTGCGGGAAAACCATCGGATCATTTCGAAGGAATGTACTGTTTTGGCTAAAACTCATGCTAAAGGCAAGAGACTACGGTGTGGTAGACCACAGAGCCGACAACCTGATAGTGATCACAAGAGGAAAAACGACCAATAACTTCTACATATTCGGTGGAAGGGACGAAAGCTCCCAGGACCTGATACAGGGAATCACACTGGCAGGAGTCTTCTTTGATGAAGTGGCGCTTATGCCGGAAAGTTTTGTGAATCAGGCTACTGGCCGATGTTCGGTAGATGGATCGAAGTTCTGGTTTAACTGCAACCCTTCCGGACCTTACCATTGGTTTAAGGTCAATTGGATAGACAGAGCCGTTGGATACATTGGAAAAGAACGGGCAGCAGAGTTAAGGGCGAAAGATGAACCGGTCAAGAATATCCTATATGCACATTTCGTAATGGACGATAACCTGAGCCTCAGTGAAAAGATCAAAGAAAGATACCGGAATACATACAGAGGAGTATTCTACAAGCGTTACATTCTCGGCCTGTGGGCGATGGCAGAAGGTGTTATCTATGACATGTTCGATAATGAAAAGCATGTGGAAGATCCGAATGCATTCCAAACAAAGCTGATAAATAGCAATAGATACGTTAGTTGCGATTACGGAACACAGAATGCCACAGTTTTTCTGCTGTGGAACAAAGGAACAGACGGTGTTTGGTACTGCACCAGAGAATACTATTACTCTGGACGAGACAAAGGAAGGCAAAAGACAGATGCAGAATACGCAAAAGATTTAGAAAGCTGGCTGGATGGAACAGAGATTAAAGCCGTTATCGTCGATCCGGCAGCAGCTTCATTTATTGCTGAGTTGAGAAAAAGAGGATTTAGAGTAATAAAAGCAAAGAACGATGTAGAAGATGGTATCAGACTGGTGTCCACAAAGTTGAATTTGATTAAAATTATCTTTTCCAATGTTTGCCAAAACACAATCAAAGAGTTCGCATCGTACATTTGGGATGCAAAGGCCGCTGAACGAGGGGAAGATAAGCCGATAAAACAATATGACCATGCAATGGACGCAGTAAGATACTTTGTATATACAATCTTTGGGGATAAACCTCGTTTAAATAGAAACCTGAAAGGAGGACTATAAAGTGTTATTTCGATTGCCGTCAGAGGAAGAGCTGACAGATAACAAATTGAATGAATTCATAGCAAAACATAATGCAGAGTGCGCCTTTCGGTTTAAACATCTGAAAGATGCATATGAGACGGATTACCAGATTTTCCACCAGAAGCCAAAGCCGAATTATAAACCAGACAATCGTATTGCTGTGAACTTCGCAAAATATATGGTGGATACATTTAACGGATATTTTATCGGGAATCCAATTAAGATATCTGTGGATGATGATGCTGCAGGCAACATCAAAAAATATGTGGAACTCCTGGATCAGTACAATGATCAGGACGATAACAATGCGGAGCTGTCGAAGATCTGTTGCGTTTACGGCAAAGGATACGAGATGTATTACGTAGATGAACTGGGAAATATCGGGATTACATATCTGACACCATTTGATGCTTTCATGATCTATGATGATTCAGTGCTGTGTAGAGAACGGTATTTTGTTCGGCTGTACATAGATTCGAATAATGTATTGCATGGAAGTGTGTCAGATGACACCAAAGTTCGGTGGTTCACCCAGAAGGGAAAACTTATCTGGGAGGAAGAAGAAAAGATACATGGATTTGATGGAGTGCCAGCTACGGAGTATGTGGAGAACAAGGAACGTACATGCATCTTTGAACCGGCGATGTCAATGATTGATGCTTATAACAAAGCAATCAGTGAGAAAGCAAATGATGTAGATTATTTTGCAGATGCTTACATGAAGATACTTGGAGCTGCGCTGGGCGATGACGAGATGAAATACATCCGAGATAATCGTATTATTAACTTTGATGGAGATGCGGATCAGCTCGTTGTAGACTTCTTACAAAAGCCAAATGGAGATACCACACAGGAACACTTGATTGATCGCTTAGAGAAACTAATATTCCAGATCAGTATGGTTGCGAATATCTCAGACGAGAACTTTGGTACAAGCTCGGGCATTGCCATGAAGTATAAATTACAGGGAATGAGCAACTTGGCGAAGACGAAGGAGAGAAAGTTTACATCTGGAATGAATCGGAGATATAAGTTGATTTTTTCGAATCCAATATCTGAAGTATCTGGAGTGAAAGAAGATGACTGGGTGAAACTGCATTACCATTTCACACCGAATATTCCATCGAATGTACTGGAGGAGAGTCAGATCGCCGGCAACCTCGAAGGAATTGTTTCACAGGAGACACAGCTTGGTGTACTGTCTGTCGTGGACAATGTGCAGAATGAGATGGAAAAAATCGAAAATGAACAAGAGAAAGCCAAGACAGATCCTGTTATGATGCAGATGTTCGGAGGTGCAGGTGATGGCAAGTCAGGAGTACTGGAAGAACCGGGAAACGGAAGCAAAGAAACATAATATTCAGGAAGAAGTTGAGTACAATCGTAAGATCAAAGAGATCTATGCCAATATGATGGACGAGATCAATAAAGAGATCAACGGATTCTATACCAAGTATGCTGCTAAAGAAGGCATTACGATGGCTGAGGCAAAGAAGAGAGTAAGCAAGCTGGATATTGCAGCATATGAACGGAAAGCAAAGAAATATGTTGAAACAAAAGATTTTTCCGATCGGGCAAATGAAGAGATGAGGATCTATAATCTGACCATGAAGGTGAACCGGTTGGAACTCCTGAAGGCAAATATCGGTCTTGAGATGGTATCAGGATTTGATGAGATGCAGAAATATTTCGATAAGAAGCTGACCGACAGAACACTGAAAGAGTTCCAGAGACAAGCCGGTATCCTTGGCAAGTCCGTTCTTAAGAATGAAAAATACGCTCATGCAATTGTGAATGCATCGTTTAAGAATGCGACATATTCGGATCGTATTTGGATGTATCAGGGCATGCTCAAGGCAGAGATGGAAGGATTACTTGCATCAGGACTGATCAGAGGGCAGAATCCGAAGAAACTCACAAAGCATCTGGAGAAGAGATTTGGTGTCAGTGCTTATAATGCGCAGAGGCTTATGACGACAGAGCTTGCAAGAGTGCAGACGGAGGCTCAGAAGCAGTCTTTTATCCGTAACGGCTTTGATGAGTATGTGTATGTTGCATGCACAAAAGGCGATGTATGTCCGATTTGCAAAGGGCTGGACGACAAGCATTTTAAGGTAGATGATATGATGCCCGGTGAGAATGCTCCGCCAATGCATCCGAACTGTCATTGCAGCACAGCCGCATATATGGATAATGAGGCTTATGAGGAGTGGATAAACAGCTACCAGGAGCATGGATTGAATTTCGAAACATGGAAACAATTGCATGAAGAAGAGACTTATGAATCTGAAATGGGACGCCGATTGGTGAACAGAATTACAGGGATTTCCAAACAGAAGAAGATATTCAATGAAGGATTGAAAACAACATCGAATGAAGATGTGAAGACATTATTAAAACAGTCGTTGGGTAGAACTGAGATTGCAAGATCAAGTGGTAGAAAGTCGTATTATTCGGCGAAGGAGAAGAAAGCATATTTATCAAAAGATGCAAAATCAGATACAATAGCACATGAACTTTTTCATGAAATTGACGATACATACGCTTTGGTGGAAAATGGAATGTTAAAGAATTCCGTTCAGCAAGATTACAGACGACTGCAGAATCAAGCGAAAAGATATGGAAAAAGCATAGAAGAAATGTTATACTTAGAATATCCAGAAGCGTTTGAGGTTAGCAAATATGGAATAAAATTCAAAGAAGAGTACCGAGGAATTTCAGATATTTTGAATGGTATGTCAAATGGGGATATATTAATGGGATATTCGCACAAGACCGACTATTGGAAAAAGTCTGGACGCTTGGAAAAAGAAAGCTGGGCTCAGTATGGACGTATGTTTTATACGGATGGTAAAGCATTGGAAATGGCAAAGAAAATATTCCCAGAAATGAGCCAAGAAATTGAGCAGAGAATCAGGAGGTTGATGAAGTAATGTGGTATGGAAAAATGACACCAGAGTTGGAAAAGCTATATGACGATTACTACAAAATGTTCGGTCGTACTCCTGATGGATATATGGAGCTGGAATACGGAGAAGGCTCATATAAAGCGTATGTGAGAGATATAAAAAAATCATTAAAGCTGAAAAAAGAATTGCCAGATTTTATAGAATAGATACCACTGATCATATCATAATGATTGGTGGTATTTTTATACTCATTTTAGGACAAGGAGGTGACAGGATTGCAAGATATGAATGTTAGTATTATGGGGACATGTTACGATATTCGTTTTGTAGACGAGTATCCGGAGCGATTGAAAGGCGTGGGAGAATATGCAGATGGTTTGTTTAATCGATGTAATAGAGAAATTTATATTCTGAAAAACAAGGACAAAGATTTCACGGATGAAGGAAGAAAACGACATATGAACCGTGTACTGAGGCATGAAATTATACATGCATATTTAGAAGAGAGTGGCTTATCTGCAAATTCGAACATGATATCCGCTTGGGCGCAAAATGAAGAAATGGTGGATTGGTTGGCAATTCAATCGCCGAAAATCTTTACTACATTTCAGGAGGTAGGATGCTTTGATTGAAGTAACCGTCCGCAAGGATGAAATAAAGATATCTGGACATGCAAATTATGCTGTTTCTGGATCAGATATCATATGTGCCGGGGTAACAGCACTTGCGCAGACACTGATTAAGTCTATAAAGGACCTGACAGACGATAAAATTGAATATGAGATATCTCCCGGAAGGGTGGATATAAAGTATGGGGATCTATCAGAGAAGTCGCGAACTCTGGTGGATTCCTTTTTCATTGGCGTCTGCATGATTGCCGATGAGTTTCCGGAGTATGTCCGGATTATGTAACTTAATGTGACCGGGATGTCGTAAAACTACGCATTCAAGATGCAACGACCTGGGCTTAAATGAATGGGGCGGGGCGGAAAGGATAGATAAGATGAAACACATGAATAATCACTGGAGAATTCCAATGAGTAACCTGCAGTTATTTACAGAGCCTGGAGGAGACGGCGGCGGATCCGGAGAAGGAAACGGTGCTGGAGCTGGAGCAGATCCTGGAAATAACGGAAACACAACAATGTCATTTGATGAGTTTTTGGCACTGGAAGGCAATCAGTCAGAGTTCGACCGACGTGTCCAGAAGGCTGTTAATACGGCTGTGACAAATGCACAGACCAAATGGAAGACACTGACGGACGATAAAGTGTCAGAGGCTGAAAAGCTCGCTCAGATGACCAGTGAAGAAAAGGCGAACTACCGGGCGAAGAAAGCAGAGGATGCTTTGGAAGAAATGAAGCGCCAGAACGCCAGATCAGACATGGCGAAAGAAGCTCGTAAGATGCTGGCAGATGAGGATATCAACATTCCAGATGAACTGGTTATGAACCTTGTAGCAGAAGATGCAGATGGAACCAAGGCAGCAGTAGAAGCTTTTTCAACCATGTACAAGGAAGCGGTACAGAATGCAGTGAAAGATGCTTTAAAAGGGAAACCTCCAAAAGCAGGCAATGGTGGAGGTAAACCATCGATGACAAAGGATCAGATCTTAGCAGTGAAGAATCCGTCAGAAAGACAGAAACTGATCGCTGAGAACATCACATTATTTCAGTAAGAAAGGAAGTATGAAACATGCATGATATTAGAAGATTAGGTCTGCAGGTATTTGCAGCACCGAATAACCTGACAGGAGAAGTGCAGGTCCAGGTAAAAGCCAGAGAGATTGACTTTGTTACATCATTTGGCAAGAACCTGAAGGCACTGTTAGATATTCTGGGAATTACCAGAATGATCAGGAAGGAAAACAATTCGGTATTAAAGACCAAAACGGTAAAAGGTGAACTGCAGTCAGGAGATGTTGGAGAAGGCGAAGAAATCCCGATGTCCAGATACACAGTAGAAGAAAAGCCTTTTGATACGATCAAGATTGAAAAATATCGTAAAGGCGTATCTCTTGAAGCCATTTTGGAAAAAGGTTATGAGGCGGCAGTACAGGATACGGATGATGAGTTCAAGTCCGATCTGCAGAATGTAGTGACTGATAAATTCTACACACAGTTAAAAGCCGGATCTCTTACAGGACACGAAACAACTTGGCAGATGGCTGTTGCAATGGCAATCGGAAAGGTTGTGGCTAAGTTCCAGAAGATGAAGAGAACGGCAACCGGAGTAGCTGTTTGGGTAAATACTCTGGATGTGTACAAGTATCTCGGTGCAGCAGATATTACACTGCAGACAGCATTCGGCTTCAAGTATCTGACAAATTTCCTTGGAGCGGATGTGGTATTTGTTACTTCTGAGATCCCACAGAATGTTGTAATTGCAACACCGCTCAACAACATGATTGCATATTATGTTGATCCGGGAGATTCAGAGTTTGCCAAAGCTGGACTTGGATTCACAACGGATTCAGAGACAGGGTTTATCGGATTCCACTCAGAAGGAACATACAACCGTATGATTTCGGATAACTACGCAATCATGGGCTTACGTCTGTTCTGCGAGTATCTGGATGCAATTGCTTACATCTCTGTAGGAGAAGCTGATACACAGACATTAGGAACGTTAAAGGTAACGTCAGAGGCTGGATCAGAAGCAGGAACCACAAAGCTGACAGTGAAAGAGCAGTTAATGTCAATGAGAAACTGCTGGAAGTATAAAGATGCTGCAGCTGTAACAGCAGTAACTTACGGTATGGATGTTAAGAACTGGTCTAAGTGGGATGGTGAATCAGAGATTGCTTCGACAGCAACTCACCATATCACACTGGTCGAGTGTGATCAGAACTACAAAGCTGTTCGTTCCGGTGATGTGACTGTAACGGTTAATCCGAGAGCATAGGAGGTAAAAAAGTATGTATAAGGTAACCAAGCATTTTATTGATCTCCATGATAACGATCATTCCTATAACGAGGGAGATATCTTCCCTCGTGAAGGAGTAGATGTCAGCAAAGAAAGAATCGAGGAGCTGGCCGGCAGTAACAACAAACAGCACACTCCGCTGATCGAACTTGTGGAAGAAGATCCAGACAATACAGCTGGTGCAGATACTGCAGAAAAAACATCAAAAACCGGGAAGAAGAAACCTGAGAATAAAGTACCCGAAAATAAAGAGCCGGCAGAATAGGAGGAGCGTATGATTGAAGATCTGATGGTCTTATTGGGATTGCCGGAAGAAATTGACGAGGAATTAGAAAATAAATTGCTGTTAATTTTAAAGGCTACCAAACAAAGGCTGCGTTTCCTTCTTGGGGGGTTAGAGCCTCCGGAAGAGATGAATTATATCATCCTGGATGTGTCAATCATACGGTTCAACAGAATCGGTTCGGAAGGGCTTTCCTCTCACAGTGTTGAGGGAGAAAGTCTTTCTTGGTCGGAGAATGATTTTGCGGGATATATGGATGATATCCGGGCATATCTGGATGATCAGAAAGAATCAAAGAAAGGTAAGGTGAGATTCCTATGAGATATGACACACCTATATATTTCCAGAAACTCACCCCTGGAGAGTATGATCCGGCTACTGGTAATTACGGAGAGGACACGATATCAGAAGATATGAAGTCTGCCTCAGTCATGGATACCGGTACGAATACGATGATGCTTGTCTATTCTGGAATTAAGGAAGGCAGCCTTACCATTCACCTGCAGAATCATTATGACCGGCCATTTGACAGGATTCGCGTAGGGAATAAAACATACGGTGTAGATTTCAGTCGGAAACTCAGGCTGAAGCAGGTATATGTTGTGTCGGAGGTGGTGTGATGGGAGTAAAGCTGATTGGTTTTGAAAAGTTGGAGGCTAAACTGACTAAAAACATGGATCTGTCTGCTGTTAAAACAGTAGTTAAGAAAAATGGAGCAGAAATGCAGAAAAAAGCTATGAAAGAAGCTCCTGTGCTCACCCATCATTTACAAAAGTCAATTATGTTGGAAATTACAGATGGCGGCATGACTGCAGAGGTTGAATCAACAGCGGAATATGCAGGTTATCAGGAATATGGAACAAGATTCATGAAAGGAAAGCCACATATACGTCCGGCATTTGATGAGCAGAAAGGTAAATTCAAGTCGGATTTGGGAAAACTTGTGAGGTGATAAGATGGATCCACAGCAGGAATTGTTCAGCGCCGTTTTGATGGCATTGAAAGAAAAATATGAGGATACAGGAGTTGGTGTGTATGACACGGTCTTACCGCCTGAGGACACTCCGTATCCTTTTGTTTACCTGGCGGATTGCTCCGAGAGTGATCAGGCTACAAAAAATGAGATTATCGGCGAGACTAATCTGACGTTGAAAGTCTGGCATGACAATATACGGCAGAGAGGAACGGTATCTGGTATCTTAGCAGATATCAAAAAGATCTGCAGGTCTATCGAACATACAGCGCACTATGCCTGGAATATGCAGAGACCAACACAAAGAATTACGCCGGATAATACAACGAAACAGCCGCTTCTTATGGGAATTTTGGAAGTGGGATATAAATTTAGTTAGGAGATGACAATAGTGAAGAACAGAAAGTTATTTGGACTGCAGTTATTTGCAGAAGCAGTAGCAGGAAAAAAGATCGTATATCTGTACCGTATCCTGAGTACAGAGAAAGATCATGATGCAACAGCACTTGCGTTTACAACAGAAAATGAACGTACAAAGTCGAAGGATGCTGATTCGACAGTGACAAAAGATGGTACAGTACGTACACCGGGGGCAGCAGAAGGAGAAATCACAGCATCAAGCCTTTTGAAAAAAGGAGATGAGTTCATCGATGAGTTGGAAGCAGCACTCGACGATGATGAAAAGATGGAGATCTGGGAAGTAAACTTAGCAGAGCCGCAGGCGAGCTCGACTGATAAATTTAAGGCAAAATACTTCCAGGGATATCTTACGGAAATTGATAAGACATCCAATGCAGAGGATAATGTAGAGTTATCATTGACATTTGGACTGGAAGGAAAAGGCGTAGATGGTTACGCAACAGTTACTGCAGAACAGCAGGAAGTAGCAGCATATGTATTTGCAGATACACAGAAGACAGGAGCTTAAGAGGGCGAGAAGAATCGTCCTCTTTTTGATGTGCGACATCGCACAGAAGGGAGATAAAACAATATGATGGAACTTACAATCAACGGAACAGTATATCAGTTTAAATTCGGGATGGGATTCTTAAGAGAAGCAAATAAGCTTACCGTAGTTCCGGTTCAGGGAATGCCGGGAACCACAAAGGAAATAGGAGCAAGGTATCTGATCGCTAGTGTTGTGGTTGATCAGGAACCGAATGCACTGGTAGATCTGTTAGATTTGGCAAATAAGGGAGAGAATCCAAGAGTGACAAAGGCAATGTTGGATTCTTACATTGATTCGGAAGAGGTAGACATCGATGAACTCATGGAGAAAACAAAAGATTTTTTATCGAAAGCAAATGCTACCAAGAAAGCAGTGAAAGAGATCTTGAAAGAGTACGAGGAACAGATGGCGAAGAAGAAGGCTCAGGAGCTGTAGAAGAAGACCTATATAAAACCGTAGCAAGGAATTGCTTTCGGTATTTTGGCTTCACGTCATTTAAACAGGTGGATCAGCTGACATTGGCGGAATATGAACTTATGATGGAGGCTTTAGAGCTTCGGATGCTTGACGAGAGTTTACATGAACATCGTCAGGCATTTTTGAATTTTGCGGTAAAGGCAGAAAAGAAAGCCGGTAAAGGCAAGACCAAACCAGTTTACAAGAGATTCCGGCAGTTCTTTGATTTTGATAAAGAATTGAAAAAAATGAAGAATCGAAGGAAACCATCCAGATTTGCTGGAATAACCAAACTGCTGGATAGAGAGGAGTGAGAGGATGGCAGAATCGTATAGTGTAAAAGCAATATTATCAGCGCAGGACAAAAACTTTTCATCCATTATGAGATCATGCCAGGGATATGCAAATAATCTGAAAACCACTCTCACCGGTGGTCTTGGATTCGGTGCAATGGCTGCAATTGGCGGAAAGGCAATGTCGCTTGTTACGAATTCGGTCACTGATTTGTCAAAAGAAACGATAGAAACCAGCGATTCCATGCATAAGTTACAGGCAGCTATGAGATTTTCCGGGTATTCCGAAGCGGAAATACAGAGAATAGCCGGAGCAACAGGTACATTAAAAACATATGCAGATAAAACAGTATTCTCCCTGCAGGATGTTATGAGTACATTCGGCTCACTTTCGGCAAATGGAATCAAAGACGCAGACAAGTTGACGGAAGCAGTCGGTAATGCAGTTGCTGTATTTGGTGGAGGTGCAAAGGAATATTCCTCGGTAGCACTTGCGTTTTCGCAGGCAATGGCGGCAGGAGCTTTACATGCTCAGGATTGGAACCAGATCATTAATGCCAGTCCGCAGCTTGCTGGAGGCTTACGGAAAGAGTTGATTAAGCTGAATCCAACATTAGGGAACGACTTCAAAGGAGCAATGGAAAAGGGTGCAATTACCGCAGACATGCTCGGACAGGCTATCAATAACATTGGTATGACCGACATGGCAAAAGAAGCAGCTACATCCGTAACTACATTTGAAGGTGCTATGGGTAACTTAGAGGCATCTGCAGTAAGCGGAATGATGAACCTTTATGATACATTCGCAAAACCTAAAGTGATTGATGCGATCAATGGGATGACAAACAAGGTGGATACTGGATTTGAAAAATTGTCTGTTGGAATTCCAAAGGCAATTCAGATTATATCTCCATACTGGAACGTACTAAAAACAGATGCAACAGAGGTCGGAAAAGCTTTTGGAGAGGCGGCGGGTGCAATCATAGATGAAGTACAACAACTTACAGGAGCCTTTGGGAAAAGAAAAAGTGTGGAGAATTTTTCCGAAAGCATAGGAACTGCAACAGGTGCATTGACTACATTTGCGGATTTTCTAAAAGATCATGATAAAGAAGTGGCAAAAGCGATTACACTGTTACCGAAATTATATGTTGCTTTTAAAGGCTTTAAAATAGTCAGTGCAGTTGCCCCTGGTGTCAAAACTTTTGCGGGCGCAATTGTGAGCATGACAGGAAAAGGAATAGCGACACTGGCAGGTAAGTTATTTGGTGTAGCAGCAGGTGAAAAAGCGGTAGGCACTGCAAGTAAAGAATCGTCAGGGACTATCGTAGAATCAGCAAAAGCATTTGTAGCGATCGGAGCGGGAGTAGCATTGATAGCGGCAGGATTTTCCCTTTTGGCATATTCAGCCGTGCAAATCGCACAAGCCGGACCACTGGCAGCAGGAGTATTGATCGGCATGACAGGACCTTAGAGATCGGAAGAGC